TGATTTGACAGATAAAACAAAAAATATAAAAACAATTACTAGGAAAGATAACTAATCTGTAATCATCCTGGAGGACATTTTATTAGTTTTGTGTCCTCCTAGATTCTTACAGAATCAAACAAACAAAGAATAGGAGAATAAATAATGGGTAGACAACAAGCAGAAGCATTCGCAGAACTTGAACTAGAACAAGGACTAAAAGCACATTTATTGGGTAACTTTTACCCACGACATGATGTTCGTTTAGTAGATGTTGCAGTTAAATCTATAAAGATATATAACGAACACAAGTGGGACATATTAGCAGGAGATTACACTCCTTTAGATATAGAGCTTCCACTTGTTAAGGATATACAATTCAGAGGTAAGAACACTATTACACCCTCAGAATGTATAGAGGTATTAAAACTAGATGCCTGGCTAGAAGAATGTTCAGATGAAGATGATGAACTTTTAAGAGAGGAAGAATAATGTCCAATAGAGTTTGCATAACCAGGACACACGATTACAATTAAAGTAAGGATTACATAGGAGATACTATGAGATACCAGGTTATAAGCGTAAGTGTCTATGGTGGCACAATACGATATGAGTTTGACAACAAGCACGAAGCATTGTGCAAGGTTAGAGAACTTAAGGACCATGGAGGAATGTTTCTAGTCAAGTTAGTTGAACTAGAAACAGCTTAAACAAACAAACAAATAAAGAGGAGGACACATTGGAATATGAATTTATATACGACAATAAGAATAGAGTTGTTGGCGTAGTGCCGATTGATATATGCGAGGATGAGGAGGAAACAGATGCCTAATATATTTGATGAACCTAAAGAATTAAAAAAATGGGCTATTAAGTTAGCTAACGCTTGTGGAGGACAACGAGTAGAAAAAACTCTAATTATGACTAAAGTTAATCCACAAAGAGTTACAGAACTTATGGATGAGTTCGTTGAATCACATAACGAGAACACAATACAAATACTTAAAGAGATGGAGGAGGAATAATGGCTAAGAATCCATTTAATGAACCAGGCATTGACATAAACTCAGATGAGTTTTTTAAGATGGTGTCTAAAGTAATGATTAACAAACACAATGACGAGGACGAAGATTTCGATTTATTGGAGGGTAAATAATGGAAGCAATAGACAAAGTTATATTATATTTTTTTCTGTCGCTACCTGTTTATATAGTAGGTGCGTATGTCGTATCAAACTGGCTAACTGATATTATTTATGTTCGTTATAAAATATTAATAAATAAAAGAAGGAGAACACAATGACACTACAACAAGTAGATGGAATAACTTATGTAAATGGTATCAGATTAGAAACTGAAACAATACCAGTTGCAGACATAGATGAAGCATTATTAATAATGCAGGAAGATATAGCACACCATAAAGAACAAATAGAAAAGCTACTTATTAGGAGAGATGAGATAATTCTTCATGCTATCAAGCATGGGTTCTCAGTTATTAAGATAGCTAAGTTATTAAAGCTAACAAGACAAGGTGTATATGAACGACTAAAACAATATAAGAATGAGGAGGAATAATGGCTAAATTTAATTTAGAAAATTATGAAACAGTAGAGGATAGATTAAAAGCATATTGGAACGACAACCCGGAGGGTAGAATCAGTACAGAAGTAGTGCATGAAACTGCTGATGGAACTTGTGTCACTATCAAAGCAGAAATCTATATTAAGAATACAGATGAACATCCAGTTGCTACTGGTATAGCACAAGAAACTAAAGGACAAGGTGGATTTGCTAATACTGATGCCTGGGTAGAAAACTGCGAAACTTCGGCTATTGGTAGAGCATTAGCTAACTGGAAATACCAGGGTGCAAAGTCCCCTAGACCAAGTAAGCAGGAGATGTCTAAGGTTGGTAATAAACCTGCTGATGTCAAAGTAGAGAAACCAAAGATGACTACAGACAAAGAGGAACTACAAGTACTAGAAAAAGCAAAGCAAGAATTTGCTGAATCTATTACTGAAACACCAAAGACACCTAAAGCTGACCAAATGAATATGTTAATAGATGGTTTTGGATTAGAAAAAAATCTATCACAACATTACAAGCGAGAAGCATTTAAGAAATCAGGATTATCTAAAGATGTTGAGTCCTGGACTAATGATGACATGAGTACATTCTTAGACCTGTTTGAAAAAGAGGTAGAAGCTGACAAGTCTGATACAGATTTAGTTGAAGATGTATTTGGAGAAGTTAAGGACATAACACAAAACTGTCCACAATGTGGTAAATCAGAATATATAGAGGACAATAGGGAGAAGAAAGCATCCGACCCTAAGTTTTCTAAAATACCTAGTTGGAGTTGCAGTAACTATCAAAACAAAAATGGTTGTGGTTGGACTGCCTGGGGAGATACAGATTGTCCTCCAGAATGGCTTTAGAACAAGCAGGGTTTAGTGGTATAGAGAGGTTGAAGGAGAGTCTTAAAAAGAAATATCCTAATCACAATTTCGATATACCACCAGAACCACATACAGAACATAAATCTTATTTGTGCAAAGACAATAAGATATTTTATACAGACAATGAGGGTAATGTTTTTTGCGGTGGTAGATACAAAGAAGTAGATGAAAAAAATCCATACGCATGGACTTGGCGTGAATGTCATGCCCTCGTTAAAAAAGCAAAGAAGGAGGAGAATCAAGATGAGTTACCTTTTTAACATACTATTTTATACAAAGAACTTTATCTTTAAGAATAGTTATACACCAAAAGAATTTAGGAGGTTTATATGCTTCATGTGTTATGAACCACACCTATTTCCACTTACAAGCAAAGACTATATGGCGTGTAACGAATGCCTAGATACATTAAAGGAGGATTAAAATGCCTACATACGAAGATTCATACAGTAAAAGAAACTCGGGAGAGGACATGGCGGATGTAGCTATGCAAAAGTATCTTAAAGACAATGATTGTATTGAGTACAAAGACTATTTAAGAATAGGAACTGACCCTAAAGAAAATACTTTAGACTTGTTCTGGTATGCAACTAAGGTGCTACTCATACCAGACTACATCCTAGTTCGTAAAGGTTACATCTTTTTTATTGAAGTTAAAGGTACAAACAAACTTAAAGAAGAAGATTACTTTAAGATTCAAGAGATGGCGTTTAAAGGTGCAAGGTTCAAGGAAGTTAAAGTAGGTATCATGTATTTCAAATCTCCTGATGCTGAACCAGTATGGGTTGACCATCTTAAATTAAGAGATTATTGGTTAGACAATACAATACCTATAAAGCATTACCCTGAAAAAGATTTTATGGGTAACTTAAAACCATACAAAGAATTACCTTTATAGAGGGAAGTAGTTATCCCATCCTTTATCACTAATTGTGAAAGTGAGGACACCTGGGTGCGACCAAAGTCCAGTCTGTGCAGTAAAATCTATGCTCTTGTCTATTGATGGTGCTTGAAACCAAGTCCTGTCACCTTGTTGTTTCATTCTTAGGTGATGGTAATGAGCAGTTACTAGAATCTCACTATCTCCGCTAGGCAAGAATCCAAACATCTGACCTTTCCACCATGCTTCAATCTTAGCTTCAGGGTTGCCGCCTCTGTTACCGCTCATGTGTCCATGAGTAAAGCTACAAGACTTACCCTTAATCATCATTGTTTGATGAAATCCATCAGGTATATTGACTTCTACTTTTCCATATCTCTCAGGATTAGCAGACATAATCTCCTGGCATATTTGCAAGTGCATTGTATCTGAGTTGTCGAGTCTTGATGTAGCAACTTGACCTTTGCTTGTCCTAGACATTTCTCCATGATTACCTGGCACACCTGCAAGAACTAGCTTGGGTGCATGAGGTAAGAAGGTGTCAATCGTTTTCATAATCATTGACCTAGCTAATGCGTATTGCTCAATTAGAGAGAGAGAAACATTGTGTGGTTGGCTTTCGTAAAAATGTGGCGTACAGTTTTCTGTGAGGTCACCTAAACCTACCATATAGATTTCATCTATCTGTACTCCAAGTTTACGCAAGTCTTTAATCCTGTTTACTCCATCTTGTAATGCTCTATCGTATCTCTTGATAGTGTTCTCAACTCCATAATCTTTTTTTCCGAGTTGCCAGTCACTCATAAACCACATGAATGCTGTGTCACCTGCGTTGTATTTCTTTTTTATAGGAGGTTTTCTTTTAGCTTGTTTAAATAATTCTTGAAAATATCTGTCATGTCCAGGTTTTTTCTTTCGTACAATGCCTTTAAACGCATAAAAAGTTTCAACTGTACCACCTTTTAACTGTGTATTCCAAGAAGATGCCCTTACACTACCCTCTATTTCGTAGTGTTTAGGGTCGAATCCCCATTCTTTTAATATAGAATCGAATTTATTTCTGTAATTTGGGTCTGTTCCTACATGAGTAATTTCACCTAGACCAGTCTGTTCATTGACTTCTAGTCCTGGTTGCCACCCAGTTTTGTAGAAATTATTACCCCATTCTTCTGGTATGTTAGGCATAATACCTCCTTTTTGCCCTGTTAGGCATAGTATAGAGGATTTATTTAGATATTTGTGTGTTTACTTAGAAACTGTTTTACTGTTTTTAGGACCAATTTGTTTTTTAGCGAACTCTTTTACAACAACTAAAGCTGCTGCTCCACCTGATAAGGCGGCAAGTTGAACTGCATCAGCGTCAACACCAACTAATGGTGCAACAGTTAACGCAGAAATAAACGCTTCAACAAAAGTCCAAACTGTTTTACTAAGAACATCTTTATATTCTTGGCTCATTTTGTAACTCCATGCTTCATTCCATGGCGTCCACACTACATCCTTCTTGAATGTACCATCAGAATTTCTTTTTCTTTTAAATTTTTCAAACATTAGCTTATTACTCTACCTTTAATCTTAGCATTTAAAGCTATGACCCCACCATTAATCTCTTGTAATTTTTCATATACGCTATCAGCTAGTATCATGTGGTCTTTAGATTTATTATCCACTTCAGGTTTTTGTTCTAGTAACTTAGTTATAGTTGTATATTCTATAGAAACTTTCTTTCCTTGAAGTAATTGACCTGCAACTTTTGCATACATTTTCTTGTACGCTCTTGTACTTGAACCAATAAAACCATCATCAGATACATCTAAATCTTGCTGTGTTTCACCGACAATAAGACATCCACTGGTATGCTCATCTGTGTTGCCTGTGTGTATAAGGATATAAGTAAAGTTAGGTACATCTTGTATGTGCAACATACCATAATGTGCATTTTGGTATCTCTCTGAATACTTTGCGTGAAATCCACCTGTTTTCCTAAAGTTTATATCGTATGTTCCTTCAGGTATGCAGGTTTCGTGCATGACTTTAACTGCTTGGTACTGGTCCTCTAGTGTATAACACTCAAACAAACCATCTATAAACAACAGTCCATTCGTTGCATCTTTGCCGAACTGTGTTCTAACAACTTGTAATTTCATTACTATTCCTTTCTAAAACTAATGGTCAGCAACCATATAGCTAAAGTAATTACAGTAGCTAGTCCTGTCACCTGTTGTGCAGAACCAGTCAAAGTAAGTGTAGCAATAATAAGACCCACTAAAGTCCAACTAAGGTTTAGTGTTTCTTTAATTATAGTTACTAACCATGACCATAACTTTTTAATCATTAACTTCTCCTAAATATGAAAGCTGCCATACTAGCTATTCTAGTCAGAATAACTGGCACTACAACTTCTTGTGCTTTTTCTCTTTGGTCTTGTGTCATGTCATCACCTATGT